ATTACGTAATATGTTAGCGTACTCTGTCGCCAGGTCCTTTTGAAAAATCAGCACATCATCGCCGAGAAGTATATACTCAGCAGATCTCCAAGACCGCTTTAAGTTTTTACAAGCTGTAAAGAAGATAAAATGATGTAGCAAAGTCGTTAAGCCTCATGAAGAATATGAACCCATAGGAGTACCTACTTTGTAGGAAAACTTTGAGTCTTTATAATCATAAGGTGTACCGACTAAAAGATATTCTCATGCATCTGCATAACCACTTCCGAAAACTTGACTAATAAATTCCTTAATTAGAAATAAAGGGAATCTATCAGTAAAAGATTTAAGGTCGTAACAATGCTTGATGCAAGTCATACTAGCAATTTCAGATAAACCTTGAGCTTGATCAAATGTACGATCTTGCTTAATGTTTTTAAGAATATTGTAAGAAAACTCATGAAGAGGCTTGAGCGCAGTTTGCGATCAATAATCTAATTGAGCTACCAAACGGGTTTTCCCATCTGGTTGACTAAAAACAGATATACGACGAACTGTTTCATGTTTAGGAGTTTTCCTCACTAAACCAGAAACGGGATCGTAAAAATGTTCCTTGAGAATAGATTTTGATTTCAAAATAACCCTAATCCGTTCTTCTAAGAGTTTCCCTCCGACTATACATATACTATTGATCTGCTCTTGATTTAGAAGATCTAAATCATATAAGCAACCAAAAGTAGAAGGTAGACCGTGAGGGGATATCTTAGCTGATACGTGGTATGAGTCAAACTCTGGTTTCTGGTGTCTGATAAGTTGTCTATACAAAAGATCTTTAGGAGTTAAGTTATTTCTAATTAACTTCTTAAGCTCTTTAATAAATTGACTTATAGGTTGCCTAAAATCAGTTTCTTTTCCTGTATACTCTGAAATTACTGAGTTTATAGGGAAAGAAGGTTTGACCATGTGAGATCGTGAAATCGTAAATATACTAAGTATATATTGTATATTCTCGGGTTTAACATTTTTGATAAACCAATTCACGACGAAATAAAGTCTAGCAGGTAAACCTCTTGAATCTAGAGAGACGAATTTGGATTCCTTTAAAGGAGTACCACATAAGTATCTCTGGAAACAAAGTTTAGCTTCCTTCGAGATTTTAATTGCCAATTCTATCCCTTTGTAGTAACTGATATGGTTTAAATACCTATGTCAGTCATTCCAAAGAGATATAACGCTCACATCTATACCAATGAGACCAGCAATCCAATTATGAAATCGGACGGCAGAATTGTTATAGAACAGATGTTTATCTGCTATATCACGATTATGCCTTGACCTAAGAATTCTCTTAGTTGGTGATTTTTTACCTTCTCTGATGAGTTTAGGCGGTCCCAAGCCGGTTATAGAAATATACTAATAAGACACAGAACTAAGAAAGAAGAAGATCCTATAAAGAATCAATGTTCTGTCATAAAGAATAATATGAACAGGATAAATTCCATAGATCTATTCTAACTTAGTTTTGGCATTAAGAGACTTTTCAGTCTCCTCTGAATTTTTCATATTCTTTCTAGTGATAGAAATATTATGAATTATATCAGAGCGCAACTCACGAGAAATCTTTAAAATACGATTTGATTCAGTATTTCATTTAGTTAAGTTACAATTACTTTTACGTAATCTCCCTTGATTAATATGAGATAAACATTGATTTATATCATCTTTGATGATAGAAAATTTCTTGTTTAAAGACTGAATTTCAGTACGAGAGTACTGACCCGTAAGCCTGCTCTTAGTTATATTACTACCTCTTGCAGAGATTTTACTCTCTTCATTAGTTAGTTTATAAGTAGTATATTTCATGTTGTTTAATAAGTAATTTCATAAAGATCGGGAAAACGATTAGTTTACTTTTACACAAACTAAAAGAGGTACCTAAATTGTGAAACTTATAGGCTGGTCTCTATTAGTTGTAATAAACTAATAGTAATCATGAAGACTTTAGGGTAATTAAGAACCTGGGCGGTTTAACAGATCCGTTTGTTGAGCGGAGAGGTCAACAGGTATAGAGAAATCTATACTAGTG